TTCATTAAATAAGGAAACCCCATCTAAAAAGTTGCTTCAATCTCAAAAGCAACATACAAGATTGAAAGATTATGCCCCTCAAGATTCTTGGAATTTAATTCAAGATAGATTAAAAAAAGAAGAAAGTAGTTGCCCCTTTAATTTCTTATGGAAAAGATGAGATTAGGAATTATGTGTTCTGGAAACGGAACCAACTTCGAGAACATAGTTACAAATCCCATATGCAATAAGCATGAAGTTGTGTTGATGATACATAACACTAAACAATGTGGTGCTGTTAAGAGAGCAGCAAAGTTTGGTATCCCTCACGTGAGAGTTCCTCATAAGGATGAGGATAAAATGATAGAACTTTTTAAAGCATGGAAAGTCGATCTTATTATTCTTGCAGGATATATGAGAGTGATTAAGAATCCATCTAAGTTTCCTGCTCCTATGATAAATGTTCATCCATCATTACTTCCAAAGTATAAAGGATTGAATGTAGTAGAAAGAGCAATGGAAGCAGGTGAGGAAGTTACTGGTTGTACTGTGCATTATGTAAATGAGGAATTGGATGGTGGAGAAATAATACTTCAAAGAGAAGTTCCTATTCTTGCCGATGATGATGTAGAATCTCTAACAAAAGCTATTCAAAGAATGGAATATGCTATACTACCAGCAGCGATAGAACATGTTAAAGAAGAGTTGCAGCAACAAAATAATTGATATTTGTTGTCGTATTATATCCACTGATGGTGAAGTAACACTAGAGGAAAGGATATGGATGCATAAATTATGTGAAGATAATGAAGAAGCCAAGGAATTGGCAGGTAATATTCTAGAATGGAAAATGCTTTTTTAAAACCATGAGAACACAAAACAAAGAAAATTATTATTATTTCTTTTGGGTGGTAGCAATGATTGCTTTTATTGCTCCACAAGTCATGACTGCTATAGCATATCATAAACTAGCAGACATACTTAGTAAACCAATACAGGTTGAACTAGTGTCACCCTTAAAGTTTAGGTTATAGAAAAATGAAAGAGTTTTTATTTTTTGTATCAAACTTTTTAGATTTTTGGTTCTTACCATTTATCATTATGCTTATTGTTTCTATAGTAATAGAGCAGGTGATAAGAGCAACAGGTAATCAATACGATCCTAAAGCAGTTAAAAAAGTAGAGACTGCCATGAGAGTAAGAAAGTTTCTGTGGAGACAGAACTTAATTCTTAACTTTCTATGGTTCTTATGTTATTTTTTACTACTAATTATGTTGAGATCAACTCCTCAAGCACCTATGCCTGATATGATTTGGCAAGGTTAACTATATACTTTACTTAATTTATCACAATGAAAATCTTTTTAGACACTGCTGAAACAGATGTCGTTCGTAAACACTTCAAGAGTGGATTGATTGATGGGTTGACCACAAATCCTACTCTTATTCGTAAAAGTGGTAAGAATCATGAAGATGTATACCATGAGTTTAAGGATATTGGATTAACTGATATCAGTATGGAAGTGATTGGTAACGCAGAGAATATGATATCGGAAGGTAAGAGACTTTATAAGAAGTTTGGTAAGGTCGCTACAATTAAAGTTCCTTGCACAGTTGATGGACTTGCTGCATGTAAGGAGTTATCTCATAATGGTATCAAAGTAAATGTTACTTTGATATTCTCTCAAGCACAGGCAATTCTTTCTGCTAAAGCAGGTGCTACATATGTATCACCATTCGTAGGACGTGTAGATGATAATTCATTTGGTGGGTTATGCCTTGTCAAAGACATCGCAAAGGTCTATAATGTACATGGTATAAAAACTAAAGTCCTTGCTGCTTCTCTTCGTGGTGTAAGAGATGCTGCTAGAGCATTTGAGTATGGTGCTGACATTGTTACGATGCCTCCAAAAGTATTTGAAGGTATGTACAAGCACATCTTAACTGATGCTGGACTAAAACAGTTTGACATTGATTATGCGGAGAGCATTAAAGAATGAAAACCATTACAATTGAAGAGTATGCAAAAGATCCTGATGGTATCATTAGGAGAGTTGAGAATGGAGAAAAAATTGCAGTCACTGATGGAAAGGTGAGTGCAGTCTTGACTCCTTCTGACGAATACGTCAAACTCCATACTACAGGAGGAAGTGCAGAAACTTGACTTCCTTCTTCTAAACCTTTATAATAAAAACGTCCACCCAACAAAGCAATGACGCTTACCACAAAGTTTAAGAAAGACATAAGCACCCTTCGGGCTGCTGCAAACAAGGAGATTTATTTGGATGTAAAGAAACCGAAGTTGTTTAAGAAGGTTAAGAAATATTACGAAAGAGAGGAAATGATACAGTTTACAGGTGAACCATTAGAAGATTATGATATACTAATGGAAGTTATAGCAGAGGATCTAGGTTAATGAACGTTCTACTTGAAAGATTTCCTTATCGTTATGTAGAGGTTGGTACTCTAGAGAACGGTAGACCTGATTTTCGTATTCAGAAAATGGATAAGTATTCTCCTAGATGGAAAGATATGTATCTATGTGATAATGGAATGCAGTTTACTCAAGCTATGGAAGATTTTGAGTATACCAAGTGGCTTGATCCTGCTGGTGTTCCCTGTTATACTAAAGATGAGGCAAGAAGTTATGAGTGAAGATTTTACTAGAATAGCATCAGCACTTGAAAGAATTGCTGAGTCACTTGAAAAGAAATGGCACATTGATATTGATCATGGTCATATTGAAAAGATAGATAATATTGAACATGGTGATATAGATACTCATCCTCATTCTTTTTAGATATGCCACAGCAACAAACTCTTAAGTTTACTATCAGACAAGATGGTTATGTGACTGAAGAAGCTTCTGGTTTTACTTCTCATCAGTGTGTTGAAATTACTGAATCAATAGAGAAGAAACTTGGAACTTTAGAAACCCGTCAATTTAAACCCGAATTCTATTCTAACAATGTCGCACTTCAGCAGAATCAAAACGAAAATCAAGAACAAACCTGAATTGGAGGAAGCATTGCTTCTTCTTCAGTATGATGTAAAAGAAGATCAAGAACTTAAAGTGACTGGTTCTCATGGAATTAAGCATGAGGTTGTGACTGCAGATCTTGCTATTGGTAATGATGTTGGATTTAGATTAAATCCTATGACAAATGAATATGAATTGGTTGCAGATTTAGAAACTTGGAATCAACCTATTTCAGTAGAAAGGTTTCTTGACAAAGTAAACCAACAGTATGCTAGAATGACAATTCACAATCAAGTTAAGAAAATGGGATTTCAAGTTGAAGAAGAATGGGAGATGGATGATAACTCTATTGAATTAACAGTTACACGTTGGGTTTAAATTATGACAATTAAATTATGCCTCCTTAAATCTGGAGAAGATATTATTACTGATCTCACTGAGATGCGTACTGAGGAAGGACCACAAGGAAGAGTGATAGGATATTTCTTTGAAAAACCTTGTGTTGTTCAAATGAAAAATCCTCAAACACAATCTCCTGATGGCAATACTAAAAAAGCAGGATTTGAAGTTTCTTTATTTCCTTGGTTACCATTAACTGCGGAAACTAAAATTCCTGTCACTGCTGATTGGTTAATCACTATGGTTGAACCAACTGCCAAATTAAAAGAAATGTACATTGAGGACGTATTAAGTGGACCAGATAGTAAAGATAATCCATCTGACGACAAATCAGATTCTGATTAGTGAGATTGCAGAAATTGCAGCAGTGGTTCCTGGTGAACCAGATTGTAAATTAGTAAATCCATTTACAATTAAAGAAGATCAAACTTTAGAACCTTGGTTGCTTTCTGTGACTAAGGATGATATATTCATGATTAGTTCTGATAAGATACTTACTCTTGCAGAACCAACCCCCACCCTACTTGAAAAATACATCGATCTTACTAAATGAAATTTTATACCAACGTCCAACTAATCGGGAACCAGTTTCTGGTACGAGGAGTTGAGAATGGTAGAAGGTATGAACATCGTGATGAGTTCTTTCCAACTCTATTTGTTAAGTCCAAAAAGAATACTAAATACAAAACGTTAAATGGAGAAGCAGTTGAAGCAATTCATCCAGGTACGGTACGAGATTGTCGTGAGTTCTATAAGAAGTATGATGATATTGAGAACTTTGAGATATATGGGAATGACAGGTATATTTACCAATATATTTCAGAGAAATACCCAGATGATGAAATCAAGTTTGACATATCTCAAATTAAACTTGTTACTTTGGATATTGAGGTTGCGTCTGAGCAAGGTTTCCCAGACGTTGAATCATGTTCAGAAGAGATTCTGGCAATCACAATACAGGACTATACAACTAAGCAGATCGTTACTTGGGGAAGTAAACCCTTTCAGAATAATAGGAAGGATGTAACTTATCATCATTGTCCAACTGAGTATGATCTATTAAACAATTTTATTAATTATTGGATGCAGGATGTTCCAGATGTGATTACTGGATGGAACATACAACTATATGATATTCCATATATTTGTAAGCGTCTTAATAGAGTATTGGGTGAGAAATTAATGAAGAGGTTTTCACCTTGGGGATTAGTTTCTGAAGGTGAGATTCATCTTATGGGAAGAAGGCATACAACATTTGATATTGGTGGTGTAACTCAATTAGATTATCTTGATCTTTATAAGAAGTTTACTTATAAGGCACAAGAGTCTTACAGGTTGGATTATATTGCTAGTGTAGAACTTGGGCAGAAGAAATTAGACCACTCTGAGTTTGATACATTTAAGGATTTCTATACAAAGGGTTGGCAGAAGTTTGTAGAGTATAATATAATTGACGTGGAACTTGTTGACCGTATGGAAGACAAGATGAAACTCATCGAACTTGCCATTGTTATGGCATATGATGCAAAGGCAAACTATGCTGATGTATTCTCACAGGTTCGCATGTGGGACACGATAATTTATAATTATTTAAAGAAGAGGAATATTGTTATTCCTCCAAAAGAAAGATCCGACAAGGACGCAAAATACGCAGGAGCATATGTTAAGGAACCGATTCCAGGAAAGTATGATTGGGTGGTCAGTTTTGACCTTAACAGTCTTTATCCTCATCTTATTATGCAATATAATATCAGTCCAGAGACCATCAGGGAGACTAGACATCCCAGTGCGAGCGTTGAGGGGCTCTTAAATCAGGAGATTAAGATTGATGGGGATTATGCAGTTTGTGCGAATGGAGCACAATATAGGAAAGATGTGCGTGGGTTTTTGCCTGAACTCATGGAGAAGATTTATAAAGATCGCACCATCTACAAGAAGAAGATGCTTGAGGCAAAGCAGCAATATGAAAAGAAGAAAACAAAGACACTTGAAAAGGAGATTGCTAGATGTAACAATATTCAGATGGCCAGAAAGATTCAACTTAATAGTGCTTATG